CTAATATTAATTCTAATTTAGTAACTACACAAACTAACTTAAATCTTAATTCTAAAAATATCGAAAAAGTAAACAAAAAAGTTGATGATAACAAAATAGAAACAGATAACAGAATTGCAGCAATTGAAGCAGATATAACCAAAAAAGTTGATACAGCAGTAAGCATTGCGACAGTCGCGAAAGAAAAAGTTGAAGCAACAGTTGATTCTATGAATAATAGAATGACTAATATTGAAACAGATATCCTTGCGAAGGTAGAAGCGGCTAAAACAGCTGCTGTTCAAGCAAAAGACATAGCTGAAAAAGTTGTAACTAATATTACTGGCGAAATTTCTGGAATTAAATCAGATATTTCTAATGTTAAAGCAGACATTAATTCTAAAGTAGAAGCTGCAAAAACAATCGCAACAGAGGCTAAAGCTGAAGTAACTAAAGTTGCAACAAATATTAATGCTAAAATTAGTTCAGTAGAAACAGACGTAAATAACAAATTTAATTTAGCAAAAACAGAGGCTGAAGCAATTAAAGCTAGCGTAGTAAAAGTTAAAGCAGATTTAGGTGATGGTATTATTGCTAATTTAGCAGAAATTAATCGTGTTAAAGTTGATATTGAAAATAAAGTAGACGTTGCAAAAACTATCGCAAATGATGCAAATGCAAAAGCAATTGAAGCAGTAGACACTATCAATACAGCGATTGCAGGTAACGCAACAGAAATTGCAAATATTAAAACTGACATAAATAACAAAACAACAAAAATAGAAGCAATCGCACAAGCAGCCGTTGATAAAGGCAATCAATTGTTTGCAGATTATAATAAAGATAAAGCAGCTCTTATATCTGAGATCAATTCTGTTAGTACAAAGTTAACAGCAACAGTAGACGCAGCAGTAGAAAAAGGTAATCAATTATATAATGATTATAATAAAGACAAAGCTGCAATCAATGCAAAAGTAGATGCTAAAGTCGAGTTAACAGAATATAACAGATTAAAAAATGTTGTAGAGGGTGGCGGCAGTGTAATGAGCCAACAAAACTCATTAGTAAACAAAGTAACCCGATTAGAAAGCAAAGTAACTGAATTAGATGCAGGCGGAGCAACAAAATCTTATGTAGATAATAGATTTACTGTATATGATCAACAAGTAGTTGCTAATTTAGAAAACAACGTTATCCCTGGAATTCATACAGCTATAAATACTACTGTTGATAGTGCAATCCAAAATAATAATACAGTATCATTAGAACCTAGAGTAAAAGCAGTTGAAGCTTATGCCGAATCTTTATATAATAGAGTAACTGATGAAACACAAGTTAAAATAAATAAAGTTGGTGCAAGTATTGATACAGTAAATGGTGAAATACAAAAAACTAATAATGTAATTAGTGGAATTGGAACAACATTAACTGATATGAACGCAAGTTTAGTAAATGTAACAGCTCAAGCAAATAATGCAGCACAACAAGCTCATAATGCACACGTAGAAATTGCAAATACAAATGCAGATTTACAAAAAACTAATATAGCTCTTTGGGGTGCTGATCCAGCACAACCAATTGCAGAAAGAGATCCTGATACAGTATTTGGTTTAAGAAGAAGAGTTGCAGAATTAGAAGCAGTATTAGCAGAAGCAAAAGATAAAGAAAATAGACCGTGGTTTTATAATGTGACTTTAAACGATCTTAGCCAAATTGATGGTTGGACAACAGATGACGGTTGGAGTAAAGGTATTGGTGCAGAAAAACTTAATAGTGACGTTGCACTAAATACACCAGCCGCTTTCTGGGCTCGAGCAATTGATGATAAAGATTATATGGCAGGAAGACCGGCAAGAGGTTATGTCACCGTAACTAAAAACGGTGCAATCGCAACTGTAGCTGATTATGAAATGTACGCATACGAACAAAATGGTTCAGTAGTTAAAAAATACGATTTAATTGCAGCTGGTGCAATCGCAAGTGGACAAGTTGATGCAATGAAAGATTTCTTAACAAGCGCATGGTTCTCTTTCATACCTAAAACAGCTGGTATGTATATAATAGAATTTGCAATCTGGGACGTTGGTGTAACTGGCGGAACAAAAGATTCAGCGGGTGCTAAAGAGATAACTAAAACTAAAAAAGTAATTAGAGTTAGATAAATAAAAGGGCGGCTAATCACCGCCCTTTTTTATTTTAACTAAATATTATGGCTAAGAGATTTGACCAATTAAGCATTAAACAACGAATGACCCAAAGACTCCAAGTAATGGAAGACTGGGCGAATATTTTGGGGGTGGGGACGATCGGAAATTTACTTGATACGATCGCAGAAGGTGAATCAGAAATTGCCAGATACCTAGAATATTTATATCAAGAAAAGAAATGGCGTAATGCTAGAAATATGAGTTCTTTAACTCACATGGCTGATCTTATTTCTTATAAAAGACAGTTACCTAAATCTGCTATTGGTTATGTAATTATATCACATACTGATATTAATGGTGTTGAAAGACTTCCAAACTATGGTTCAACATTTTTTGATTTAGATCAAACTTCTGATTTCGATAATTTAATACAAAATACAGAAGCAATTTATACTGAAAAAGAAGCGCTTGTTCCTTGGACAGCAGATGATAATTATTTAATACCAGAGGGAACTACTTTTAAATCTGCAATGGGAGCAAATTATATATCGTTTCAAACTGTTGAATCTCGAGCACTTAAAGAACCTTTTTCAATTATTATGGCAGATGATGCCAAAAAATCTGACTTTATTAAAGCTGGTGGATGGAATGGAATTAAATATTTAAAAGTTCCAGTTATTCAAGGTGATATAGTTAATTTGTTGTTTGGTTACGCAAAAGGAACTAGATTTGAATCTTTTACGATAGATTCTATCGATGTAGAAAATGCTAGCAATATAATTTCTGAAAAGTTTTTTAAAATAAAAGTAACGCCATTAGTCTATACAGGTGGTATTGTTTCTGAAGAAAATGAAGAAGTTTGGGAAAAAATAGAAAATATTAGATTAGCTGGGCCATACGATAAGGTATTCGAAATTAAAATATTAAATAATGAAGATAAAGTTTTAATTAAATTCGGTGATGGCATTACTGGACAAACTTTGCCAGTAGGCGCTCGTATTGCTTGTAATTATTTAGAAACTAAAGGTGTTGCTGGAAATATAGATAAGAGATTTCAAATAGTAAAGATGACATTACCTCAAGGATATCAAATGATTGATCCTAGAACAAATCAAGCATCAGCATTTTTACAATGTACAAATATCGTCCCAATAATGGGCGGCAAAGATATTGAACAAGAAGAAGAATTGCGATTAAATGCTCCCCCGTCTTATTTACAGTCTTATTCTACTGCAACCAAATCTACTTATTATGAACAGATAATTAAAAATAGTCCGATCAATCTATTGCATTGTCGAATATTCCAATCTGGTATATATGATTTAGAATCTTATGGTAAAGATATTAGCAGTGAAAAATATTTATCTACAATTGAAAGTGGCGTATTACAAGAAATACATTCTATGAGAAACTCTCTTTTAATTACTGCAATAAGATCTAACGGCACTAAAATAGATGATCCTTATAATGAACTAATTGAGCCTTTAATTAAAATATTCGAAGATAAATCATCCCCTAATGATTCATTCGACTATATAGAACCAAATTATATTGAAATTAGACCTAATATAACTATAAATACTACAGAAAGCATTACTGAACAAAATATTATAAATGCAGTCATTCCAGAAGTATTAGCTAAGTATAGCATATTTAATACTAATTTTGAAAAACCTTATTTTAAATCTGATTTGATTGATATTGCTCAAAATTTTGGATTTACTAAACACTCAGAATGTTTTTTAGAGGCTAAAACTCAAGCTAAAATGAAACCAATTATTTTATCTGACAGAGCAGCTGATAGAGATATTATATTAAATAAAGATACTCTTTTAGCATTCCCTTTTAATTTTGATAGAATATTTGCTCAAAATAAATTAAATCCTGGTTTTAGAAATTATAAAGATAAGGCATCATATGTAGTAAGATGCGATTTAATTTTTAAAGATCCAATAAAGAGTAGATCATTATTTTTATATGATAATAGAACTTGTTTACATAATGAAATATCTTTATATGATGGTGAATTGGAACCAATAAATGAAGAAATTCAAATTCCATATAATTTAGAACATAATTATATAAATTTTCAAGGAGTTATTAATTTCCAAGATTCGTATTCTGAATTATTTTCTAACCAGCAAGTAAGAACTGCTCAGTTTAAATATATAGATAAAATTACTTCAGATTCTTATATGTATAAAATGAAAAGGTTCGATATTGAGCCATACGAAATTAGACCACTACTAATAGATACTGTTGGAAAAAATAAAATATTCGATATAAATGAAGTACCAGAATCGCAAAGAATGTCTTTTAACTTAGATGATAATATTATTGGACAACAATGTTATTGGCAAAACGATTTATTTTACCCAAATTGTAAAATATTATTTGATGAACATTATTATGACAATATGGCTTCTAATTATGCTCGTGGTCATATTATTATTCCATTAAATAAGGTATTCGAATATTCTGATAGACAAAATTTATTTAATATGCTTGTAAATGTTACTGAATTAGATAAAATGGCAGAATTTGTAGAAAAATTATTGAAAGATCATTTAACTATAAATATTTATGCTCAACCAGTTATGGACGTATTAAACTGCGATTATCCATTCGATATTATTTTTAGTAATAGAGACAATATTTTAGTACAAAAGAATTATATTACTTCTAAGTAAGTTCGACATAATAAACACCAATATTTAAATCTTTGAATACTTCCTCAATCATTGTTTTAACTATATTCCAATTACCACCAGCATTACCGCAACCAAC